AACGCAGCTACAGGTAATGCACCAAATATTTCAGCAACTGGTGGAGACACTAACATTGATTTAAATCTTACACCAAAAGGAACTGGTAGAGCAACTTTCAATGGTCAAGGTAAAATTCAAAGTATTGCAGAAAAAGTTACCTCAGCAGCTACAGCAGCAACAGGTACAGTTAACTATGACGTGCTTACTCAAGCAGTCTTAAACTTTACAACAAATGCTGCAGCTAACTGGACATTAAATATTAGAGGAAGCGCATCAGCTACCTTAAACTCAATTATGGATGCGGGAGAATCTATTACTGTAGCTCACATTGTTAAACAAGGTGGAACTGCTTATTACAACTCAGCTGTTACAGTTGATGGATCAAGTATTACACCAGAATGGCAAGGTGGAACAGCACCGGCTGCAGGAAACATTAACTCATTAGACGTTTATACTTATACAATTATTAAAACTGGAGACGCTGCGTTTACAGCGCTAGCAGCTCAAGTTGTATTTGCATAATAAATTAGGAGGAGAAAGATTATGCCACTATTAGGATCATTTGCAGCAGGATCAACAAAAGGATTTGGAGGAACTTCCTTCGTATGCGGACCACGTGATATTACATATGACTTTATGGTCATCGGCGGCGGAGGCGGCGGCGGAACCGGTGATACCGGCGGCGGCGGCGGAGGCGGCGGAGTTCACTACTCTTACAATAATTCTCCAGTTTCTGCTATTACTAGAAATACTGAGTGTGGAGCAATCTCAATTCAAATTGGAGCAGGGGGTACTATTGGAAGTCCCGGAACTTCTGGCTCAACATCTATAGCATTTAAATGTACACCTCAAGCTATCAGCGTCGGTGGTGGTGGTGGTGGAAATGGAAGAGCTAGATCAGGGGGTGCAGCGCCAAACCCAGGCGGTGGATCCGGTGGTGGCGGTGGATGTAACCACAACGGAGGTCCTACAAGTGGTGGGGCTGGTTCATGTTATGGTAATCCAGGAGCAGGTACATCAGGGCCAATTGGAAACCCTCCAGCAAGATTTAGAGCCGGTGGCGGTGGCGGAAGATGTTGCGCAGGCCAAGTCGGTGGTGTTGGTGGAATTGGATCAGGCGGAAATGGTCACGTATCAAATATAGACGGAACTTGTAGAAACTACGGCTGCGGTGGTGGTGGTATGGGAAACTGCAATAACGGAGGTTGTAACGGCAGAGGAAATGGAGGCGCAAACGCCCCAACTGCTAGACTAGGTGCACCTTTTATACCTACAGCTAACCAAGGCGGTGGCGGTGGAGGAAATGGTAATGCCTGTGTTGCAACGGGAGCTACTGGTGCAGTTTATTTAAGATTTCCAATTGGTTGTAAACCAGCTAAAATAGCAGTAACACCAGGATGTAATTCTATTCTTACTGATGGTGCAAGTACGGTACTTAAATTTATAGTATCTGGTTGCGTAACGTTCGATTAAGTCTTTATTCTTTACATATCCTGTTTTTTCTTTATTATAATAAATAAAGAAAGAAACTCGTGGACGACTATAAAAACATATATTATTATTGGGATTTTGGTTTAGGTACTAAATTTTGTGACGATGTTATAAAATTTTCAAAAAGCTTAAATAAAAAAAAAGGAAAAACAGGTAATGATACTGTTCAACAATTAAATCCTTTAAGAAAATCCGAAGTTATTTGGATGAGTGAGGGATGGATTTATAAAGAAATATTAAAGTTTATTCATACAGCTAATCGTCAAGGGGGCTATAATTTTGATTTAAAAGAAGCGGAAGCTATTCAATATACAAGATATGGTTTAAATCAATTCTATGGTTGGCACAAAGATCTAATTGAAGGTAGTGAAAAAGATAGAATAAGAAAGCTATCAATCTGTATTAATTTAACAGATCCTAAAGAATTTGAAGGAGGTGATTTTTTAGTAAATATACCTCACCCTGAACCTGAGCAAACAAAAAAAATTAGGTTAGATTTTATGAAAAATAGAGGAGCAGTCGTTGTATTTCCTTCTAATTTATATCATCAAGTAGCTCCAATAACTAAGGGGGTAAGACATAGTTTAGTTTGTTGGATGAAAGGACCTAGATTTAAGTAATGAAAAAACATTTATTTGAAAAAAACTGTTTTATAGGTGGGTGGTATATGAACCCTAAAATATGTGATCAAATTATAGAAACCTTTAATAAAACACCTGAGTTTACAAAAACTAAATATAGTTTAGAAAAAAATGATATGAAAAATTCTACTGACGTTCGTGTAGGCAATGATAACTTTTTTAATCCTTTTAATAATTATAGAGCTGAGTTACAAAATTGTTTAGAAAAATATATTGAAATGTATCCAGAATTAAAAGATGTGGGAAGATTTAATGTCGCTTCACCTGGTTATAATATTCAACACTATAAAAAAGGTGAGGGTTTTCCTGATTTTCATTTTGAAAGAAAGGGAGTAGATTTTAGAAATAGACTTTTAGTCTTTATGACTTATTTAAATAATGTAAAAGATGGTGGAACTATTTTTAAATATCAAGATATTATAGTCCCTGCAAAAAAAGGATTGACTTTAATATGGCCAGTTGATTTTACTCACGTTCACAAAAGTCAAATAACAAATAAACATGAAAAATATATAGTAACAGGGTGGTATAATTATGAATAAATTTCCAAAAACATTAGATAGGTATGAAATATTTCCAAGTCCAATTTGGCATGCTAAAGCTCCAGAATTTGTAGATGAATTAAATAGATATTCCGAACCTTATATTAAGCAAGCAAAAAAATTTATCATGAAAGATATAAATGAAAAGAATAAAAAGTATGGTAACAAAAAAGATATGGGGGCTGTTTTTCATTCTACAACTTTAATGAGAGAAAAAAACTTTGATGAGTTTCATAACTATGTTACTCAAACTGGTCATAATCTTTTAAATGAAATGGGTTATGATTTAAAAAAATTTAATACAGTTTTAACTGAAAGTTGGGTTCAAGAATTTGCTAAAGCAGGTGCTGGTCATCATACTTTACACACACATTGGAATGGTCATATATCTGGTTTTTATTTTTTAAAAGCAAGTAAACTCACTTCTAAACCTATTTTTCAAGACCCGAGATCAGGTCATCTTATGAATGGCTTGCCTTTAAAAAAAGAAGGTGAAATTACTTACGGAAGTCCTGAAGTGCATTATCAAGTTGAACCAGGTCATATGATTTTCTTTCCTTCTTACTTGCCTCACTTATTTAGTGTAGATCTTGGCTATGAACCATTTAGATTTATACATTGGAACATACAAGCTATACCTAATGTTGAACTCTTGAGGTAGACAATGAATATTGAGTCATGGTTTCCTACATTAATAGGACAAGAGGTTTTACCCAACCATAATGAAATAGCAAAAAAAATAGTTCCTGTTTGTAAAAAAATACAAAAGAAAACTCCTAATATTGAAAATGATTGGATCTCAAAATTATACCAAACGTGTCATACCCATAACATATGTGATGACCCTAAATTTAAACTTATTAATAATATAATTTATGAAAAAGTGTACGAATATTTAACTAAATTAAGTAGTACACAAAAAATTATTTTTAAAGAGGGTTGGTTTAATATTTATAAACAACATGATTTCCAAGAATTTCATTGTCACCCATCTAGAGATATATCTGTAATATATGTTCTTAAATCAAATACACCTGCACCAAGAATTGGTTTTCAACAAGATAGAGGATTATATAATATTGAAAATGATGTTCAAACAAGATTATTAAGTCCTAATTGTTATTTTAGTTCTGTTCAAGGTAATCTTCTTATATTTAGATCTTCTCTTCATCATTGTGTAGAAATGAAAAAAGATAAGGAAGAAAGAATTTCACTAGCTTATAATTTTAGAATTAACCCAAACAAAGTAGATTAAAAAGTGAAAGATAAAATAGAAATAATAGATAACTTTTTAGATAAAGAAGTTTATCAAGAAATAAAAGATGTAATGCTGGGCACAAAAGTTGCCTGGTTTGCTCAAAATGGTAAAACAAAACCTAACGAGGGAGATAGACAACTTACACATCTATTTTATGACAACAACACACCCAACAGTGAATGGTTTAAACTGTTAGATCCTATAAGAAAAAAATTAAAAGTAAGTGCTATCATTAGAGAAAAAGCTAATTTAACGTTTTACAACAACGAGGTTGATGATATTTTTCATATTGATACCGGCAAAATAAAACATGCAACAACATCATTATTTTATTTAACTGATAGAGGTGCAACTATTTTTAAAATAAACAATGAGAAAAAAATAAAAGCCAAAGAAAATAGAATGGTTACTTTTGACTCTACAACTTACCATAAAGCAGTAACTCATAAAACTGGTGATCCTTTTAGAGTTGTTATAAACTTTAATTATTACAAGGGCTAAAAATGAAAATAACTATAGTAGGTGCAGGAACTGCAGGTTTAGTTACAGCTTTAATTTTAGAATCAAAGTATCAAGAAAATATTAATATAAAAATTATAAAGTCAAAAGATATAGACATCATCGGTGTTGGTGAAGGAAGTACAGAGCATTGGATAGATTTTATGGGTTGGTGTGGTTTAGACTATAATGAAGTTATAAGAGAATGTAATTGTACTTTAAAATCTGGAATTTATTTTAAAGGTTGGAGTAAAAAAGATTATTTACATACAGTGCATTTTGATAAAAAATTTGGACAAGAGCATTTAGGCTATTTTGATTATGTTGTAAACAATGGTGTATTTGGCAAAGATTATTTATCAAAAAAAATAAATCCAGAAGATAAAACACCAGTAAACCAATTCCATTTTGACACTTTTAAATTAAATGAATACCTTCAAAAGAAATGTATGGAAAGAGGTATTACTATTGAAGAAGATACCATTAAACAAGTGAAACTTAATAAAGACGGAATTGATTTTATTAAAGGAAACAAAAAATATAAAAGTGATTTTTACATAGACTGCACAGGATTTAGGAGAGTTTTAATTAGTAATTTTAAAAACAGATGGATAGATTTTAGCAAATATTTAAAAGTTAATTCAGCCATTGTTTTTCCTACAAAAGATTTGAATAACTATAACCCTTACACTACTGCTACAGCTATGTCATCTGGTTGGATGTTCAATATTCCTGTTTGGGGCAGACACGGTAATGGATACATATATGATTCCAACATAATAAATGAAACTCAAGCTCAAGAAGAAGTTGAAAAAAAACTCAAACATAAAATAGAAGTTAGAAAACAAATTAAATTTACACCCGGCTATCTTGATAAATCATGGATAAAAAATTGTTTTGCTGTAGGTTTGAGTGCTAACTTTGTAGAACCTCTTGAAGCAAGTTCTATAGGTACAAGTATACAGTCTGCGTATTTATTAAGTCATTATCTTTCAAACTATAATCAAAAGACAATAGATAGATATAACGAAACTATAGAAAAAATAATGTTAAATATAAGAGACTTTATTTCTATGCATTATATTACTAATAGAAAAGAAAAATTTTGGAGAGAACAAACATTTCCTGATTCTTTAAAAGATAGGCTAGATTTATTTAAAACAAGATTACCTATAAGAGAAGATTTTAATGATACTCAATACTTATTATTTAGGGATCCTCACTATATTGTTGTCATGCATGGCTTAGGATTAATTGATGTAAAAAATATAAAGAAACAATATAATATGCTCGCAGCTCAATTGAAACAACGAAGTCGTATTAAATACAAAAATACTAAAAATTTTATAACCCACAAAGAATGGCTCACAAGAGTAAGACATGAGTTTAATTAGATTAATACCAGATAAAGATTGTGATTTAATTTATAATTATTTAAAAAATAATACTAGTGGTACTTTTTTAAAAGGTAACATAAGACCTTGGTTTGAAAATAATAATATAATTTTAGATGATATAAAAGACAGAGAGATAAATAAATTAATACAAAACTATACTTTAAAATTAAGTATAATGGTTTCTTTAAAATATAAAGAAATAATCTACCCTGCTTTTGCAGATTTAGTTCTTTGGAACAAAGGCAAAAGTATGGAAGCGCATATCGATAATAGATTAGATTATTTAAAGCATAGATATATTAGCGCTGTTACATATTTAAATAATGACTTTGAGGGAGGTAATACTTTTGTAGGCAAAAAAAGTTACACACCTAAAAAGGGCTTTACATTAATTTTTAAAAGTGATAATTTACATGGTGTTACAGAAATAATAAAAGGACAAAGAGGTATATTAGCCACTTGGTTTACTAAAGATTTTAAAAAAATTAATGAAGATTAAAAATGAGTTTTAAAAAAAATAATTTTTTAGTTATTAAAAAAGCAATTGATAAAGAGCTGTGTAATTTTCTTTATAATTACATGGAAATAAGAAAACAGGCTTTTGATTATTTACAAAAAACTAGATTTTTATCTCCGTACGATGATAGTTGGGGTTGTATGAATGACGGACAAATACCTAATACGTATTCAGTTTATGGAGATCCTGCTTATGAAACTTTACTAGTTGTATTGAAAGACAAGATTGAGGAGAAATCTGGTTTTGATTTAGTCGAACAATATTCATATGCTAGGCGTTATAAAAACGGAGATGTTTTAGCAAGACATACTGACAGAGAAGAGTGTACTATATCAGCAACTTTACATTTAGGTGGTGACGAATGGCCAATATACCTAGATGTTTCAGGTAGGGTAGCACAGGCAGGGGTAAAAATAAATTTGAAAGCAGGGGATTTGTTAATATATAACGGAGATAAGATGGAGCACTATAGAGAAGAGTTTACAGGAAATAATTCAAATCAAGTATTTCTTCATTATAATGAAATTTCATCAACAAAAAAATTTGATACAAGACCTATGGTAGGTTTACCTTCAGAATATAAAAAGGACAAAGATGAATTTTTTCCCAATAACTAGTGTAAATAATTTTTTTAGTGATCCTGACGAACTAGTAAAGTATTCAAAAAAACTAGATTACAAAACTAATATAAACAAAACAGATGGTTCATGGCCAGGAGTAAGATCAGATAATCTTTACAATATAGATAAAGAACTCTTTAACAAAACTATTTTGTCAATACTATCTTTATATTATGAAGACATGAGAGGTTTGGAATTTTCTAATACCTATATTTTTTTTCACAAATCAAAAGCTTTTTCTAAATCAAAAGATGACATAAGAAATAAAGGTTGGATACATAGAGACGCTGGAGCTTTAGGAGGTATAATTTATTTAAATAAAAATAGTTTACCTGAGTCAGGTACAAGTCTTTATACTTTAAAAAAAGAACCTGTAAGAAATAAAACCTGTATTAAAATTAAAGAAGATCTTTATTTACGTGGTAAGTACAATGAAAAAATTTATACTCAAAAGTATAACTACTTAAGAAATCAATTTGTAAAAACACATACTTTTAAAAATGTATATAATACATTAGCAGCATTTGACGGAAGCCAATGGCATGCCGCAGATAACCTATGGACTAAACCTGGTGAAGACAGGTTAACCATGGTGTTTTTTATTAATAAACTTAAAGTAAAATCAACCCCGAGAACTAGACTTGACAGGGTCCAGCAATCTGTTATATAAAGGAGTAATTATGGCACAATATTTCGCACAAATTAAATTAAAAAACAAACCTTTTGATCAAGGTGGTCAACACTGGGAAGTTCAAAACACTGTTGTTGTTGGAAATGATATACCAACTGCAGACGGACCTTTAGTTGATAACCCTAAACATGCCGATGGAGAAACATGGGTAACTAATTGGTTTAAAGGTGGTACTTGGAGACAAACTTTTAAAAATGGTTTAAGAGGAAAGTTTGCTGCGCCTTCAGACATTTATGATTATGAAGGAGATAAATTTATTCCAGCGCAACCTTATGCATCATGGACTTTACAAGACGACGATACGTGGGATGCACCAGTTCCATTCCCAACTGTTGAAACTTACACAGTAAGTGGTGTTGAACTTCCATACGGAATTATGTGGGACGAAGATAATTTAAGATGGGAAGGTATGGATAGCTCAACTCCTACTAATCTTTTTATTTGGAATCCTGAAACTCTGACTTGGACTGAAGAATAATTAAATAAATTTTAAACTTTTTATGAAAGTTATAGAGCGAGCTCTTTCGAAAGAAAAACAAGAGTGGTTAAAAAATATATTACTCTCATCTGCGATGCCAGTATGGTATATGAATAATATTACTGATAAAAGTAGTAAAGATTATTGTCCTGCTTTTAATCATAATTTTATATTGGACGATAAGATCCAAACAAAACAAGCAGAAGTATTAAATATTTTTAAAGATATTATAAAAGGTAATGTAGATTGTGCTAGAATGTTTGTGCAATTACCATTAAATCCAAAGTTACTTAAAAATAAACAAGATCCTCCACACATAGATGTCGAAAAACCACATCAAGTATATATTTATTATGTAAAAGATTCTGATGGGGATACTGTTATTTTTAAAAATAAAAAAGAATGGAAAAGAATTACTCCTAAACAAGGAAGAATGATTACTTTTGATGGTTCCCTATGGCATACTGCAGAGCAACCTACTAATGGAACTAGATGTATAATAAATTTCAACGTAACTTAAGTCAGGTTAATATTGCTACTCCCATACAAAGAAAAAAAGAATGTTGGGATATAGAAGGTATTATAAAAGATAAATCAAATCAGTTATTAAAATTTGATCTAAGACCTTTAAAAAATAACACTAAAGGAGGATTTTTTAATTCTAAGGCCGATAAAATGGTTTTTGATATTAAAGATCAATGGATTATTGTTGATATGGAAGAATTAATTCAGTATTTAAAGGACAATAATTTAAAAAAAGTTCGACTAGAGGATTTGATATCCAAGCTAGATTGGAATATAATACTACCAAAATAATAAAAACCCTATATAATATTAGGTTATGTTACAGAAACTCAATTTTAAACCAGGATTTAATAAACAAGCTACTGAATCAGGTGCTGAAAGTGAATGGGTAGATGGAGACTTTGTAAGATTTAGATATGGTTTACCTGAAAAAATAGGTGGTTGGGAACAACTTACCGTTGCTAATGAAACTTTACCAGGTGCTGCTAGAAGCCAACTTGCTTTTAGTAGTTTTAAAGGTGAAAAATATACAGCTATAGGAACTTCTCAAGGTTTGTTTTTATATTACGGAGAAGCACTTTATGATATTACTCCTTTAGATACAGCAATTACTGGAGCAACGTTTGACACTGTTGAAGGCTCTAATATTGTTACAGTAAATAAAACCTCACATAATTTATCTGTAGGAAGATATATTACATTTACAGGTGTTGTAACTCCTAATGGATTTACAAGTTCAACTACTTTCACTGAAGGTGCATTTGAGATATTAAGTGTGCCTACTGCTAATACTTTTACTATTCAAACTCCTATTGCAGCTGTGGCTGGTGCTTCGTCTGGAACAGGGGGAGCTACAATTAATCCCTATATTATAATTGGACCAACAACTCAAACAGTTGGTTATGGTTGGGGAACTTATTTATGGAGTGATTCTACTTGGGGTACTGAACGATCTACAAGTAATGTGGTTCTGGCACCAGGAAACTGGAGTCTTGATAACTTTGGTGAAGTATTAGTTGCAACTATATTTAATGGTAAAACATTTACTTGGGATGCTGGAGCATCTAGTCCAAGAGCTGTAAGAGCTTCACAGTCTACAAGTAATTTTAACACAACAAACAATCCAACAGCTACAAGAATTTCTATTGTATCAGATAGAGATAGACACTTATTTCATTTAGGTACAGAAACAACTATAGGTGACACATCAACACAAGATCCTATGTTTGTAAGATTTTCTAATCAAGAAGATTTAAATACATATGCACCTACAGCGACCAACACTGCTGGTACATTCAGATTAGATACAGGTAATGAGATTAGAGCAGCCATACAAGGTAAAGATTATATTTTTGTAACAACTGATTTAGCTGCGTATGTAATTCAATTTGTCGGTCCACCATTTACTTTCTCTGTTAGACAAGTAGGTACTAACTGTGGATGTATTGGTCAACACGCAATGTCATATGCAAATGGGGCTGTGTGGTGGATGTCAGGTGAAGGTGGTTTTTTTGTATATGATGGTACAGTTAAATCTTTACCATGTCTCGTAGAAGATTTTGTATACTCAACTGATGGAGATAATTTAGGATTAAATTATGATGCGGCAGACGTTATTTATTCTGCGCCTAATTCTTTATATACAGAAATAAATTGGTTTTATCCTAAAGCAGGGTCAACTCAAATTGATAGATGTGTTACTTATAACTATTCTGAAAATGTATTTACAACTTCATCATTAGATAGAACAACTTATCAAGATCAAGGTGTCTTTCAAGTGCCTTATGCCACAGATTATGATGATAGTGCAACTCCGGCATTCTCTGCAATATCTGGTATAACTAACAAGTACGGAGCTTCTATATATTATGCTCATGAAGTAGGCGATGACCAAGTAAACAGTTCAGGTAGAACTTCTATTGATGCATTTATTCAATCGGGAGACTATGATATTACCTCTCGTAAAAGCGCATTGGGTCAGGCAACAGGAGTCGTTGATTATAGAGGAGATGGAGAGTTCTTTATGTCAGTCAAGAGATTTATACCCGATTTTAAATATTTACGAGGAGACGCTACAGTTACATTATTTGTAAGTTCTTACCCTGATGATACAGCGGTTAGTTCACCACTTGGACCCTTTACAATTACAAACTCTACTGATAAAGTAGATACTAGAGCAAGGGGTAGATTAGTATCTCTTAAAATTTCAAATGACGCTGTAGGTGAGTCATGGAGATATGGTACACTTAGAGTTGATGCGCAACCAGACGGCAGAAGATAATGATAGATAAAAGAATAACTAGTA